GTCGAGTGTAGATCAACACCTCCTTATAACCAACAGACCCGGGCACCGTAAGGTACTTCGGATCACACCATGTTCCGCGGCTTGTGACCGCGGACACGGGTGTTGGTTCTCCTTCATCCCCGTCACCACGCTTGTAAATAGCGTAGGCGGGGAGGAGATCATCACCACTGTTGCGCCTGAGATCTTCAGCCGCAACGTGAGTGTATGACTTAAAGAGGTAGCCTTCCCATCCAAGATCCTGAGGCCGTGCTTTACGCACGTCCTTTTTCCTCGCGCCTGCAACCTTAACGGTTGCACGCGTAAGGGGATCCCAGTCACCGATAAGGTGACCATCGCCGAAACCATCAGGACCAAAGATGGCGAGCGAAGGATGCACGTACTGCCGCACGCGTTCCGCTTCGGTAAACTGAAACGTACGCATGTAGAAGTTGTGCAGGGTGAAGAGGCTTTCGGCCGAAACCAAGGACTTCTGGTAATAAGGCCGTATGTTGATACCCTTGAAAAAATCTGCTCCACAACTCTCGCGGAACGGGCCATCGCTGTAGCTTTTATCAGCGTTAATGCTGAAGCCGCAGTAGGCAAAGACCAGGGTGCAGAGCGAGACAGCCTCAACAGGGACGATCAAGTCGTCCCCGAAGATGCTTAACTCGTTTCTAGCGAACCTGACCCCGTTGCGAGATAGGTGTTGCATCGTCGCTTTAGCCAGAGCCCAGAAGATCAAGGACTCAAGCTCGAAAGTGAAGCTGTTTCCCATACTCGAGAACTTTTCGAGACGGAACGCGACACCTTCGTAAGTGACGACCCTGGTAACGGCTATAGACAAAAGAGCCGACCAGGCATCTGGAAGCAGAAAAGCGACAACCTGTCTTGCTATGGTGTCGCTTGCTGAGGAGAAATCGATCGTAGCAAGTAAATTACTCTCGCTACCAATCTTGGCCAGAAGCTGATTACGCGTCTGGTCAGATAGATCAATCCCAGCTTTTTTGAGACGCTTCCGTATCCACTTGCCGATGCCTTGTTGTAAAAGGACATTAAGTCCAGGCTCGACGACAATGGAACGGTACTTCTTTGCGTCTTTAGGGACGAACTGCAATTTACCGGGTACTGCACGAACGTAGACATCGGCAAAGTCTAAGCCGACAGCTGACGCGTGCTGTAATGTGTACCCGGGTACCTCGGTCATAAGCTTTGACACAAAAGGTAACAGTTCGGTACTACACTCGGGTGAGGCGCCTAGTTTGAATCTAGGACATGCCTCGCGTTTTGTAGTTGTAACCGTTGCACCCGGGCCGAAGGATAAATCTAAATCTGCTATCTTGGGACACTCGCCCAGCACTTTCGCGATTATTTCACGTGCCGTCACCAGGATGGTGTCGTACGGATACCCCATTGGGGTACCTAATCGGTAGTTGCAAAAGCGTTTGTTTACAAGGTTGCAGACCTCCTCGGTTTGCGCAAATTTTCGGAACGCGACCCTTTCTTTTGACTCACTGCCATCCACACGCAAAGGCTCGAACTTTTGGAAGAATCCTAGAGTTTGCCTAGCATGATAAAGATGGTCAGGGCTGTCATCAGATCGGTAATCCACGCCGAAGGCAAGAAGGCCAGCCCAATCACTCCGATCCAAAAGATCGATGAGAGTTTTCGAGAAACGGCCAGCTTGCTGCGCATGCGGGTAAGCGAGTGTTTTAAGAAGGAGAACACTATCCTTGTAACTCCAAC